AACATTGATCTGATCATTCGTCCATATGTTTGGGATGTAAATGGCAAGGGCGGTATCAAAGCATATGTAAAGAACATGTATGTTACAGTCGCTGAAAATGAATTCGAGAAAAAGTATCGAGATCTCGAAGAGGATGAAGAGGACGTTCCGTTCTAATAAGATATTTTTGAAGGGCTATCAAAAACTGATAGCCCTTCTCATTTTATAGGAAGGCGGATCTAAATGCCTAGTTTGTTATTTGATTACCAATGGGACGCCATCGAGAGACTTCATAATGGTTCCATTTTGTGCGGCGGTGTTGGATCCGGCAAATCAAGAACTGCAATCGCTTATTATTTTTGCAAAGAATGTGGTGGAAAATTAAATGGGACCGAGCTTGGTTTCGATGATGACTACGTTCCAATGGAGAATCCGAAGGATCTTTATATTATTACAACTGCCCGTAAGCGAGATACGAAAGAATGGGAAAAAGAGTTAATTCCATTTCTCATTTCGAATAACGAGGATTCTTTATATTTTGGGGACATGACAGTTTCCATAGATTCCTGGAATAATGTAGCCAAATACCAAGATACTAAAGATGCTTTTTTTATATTTGATGAGCAACGGGTGGTTGGTTATGGAAAATGGACACATGCATTTCTAAAGATTGCCGAAAGAAATCGATGGATATTATTGAGTGCAACTCCGGGAGATACCTGGATGGACTACATGCCGGTTTTTATAGCGAATGGTTTTTATAAGAATAAGACTGAGTTTATTACCAGGCATGTTGTGTATAAGCGGTTTGCAAAATTTCCACAAGTGGATAGATATTTGGATCAAAAACGACTTTGGAAGCTTCGGGAAAAGATTCTCGTGAACATGGACTATACAAGGCCAACGGTTGCACAGCATGAAACTTATAATGTTTTATATGATCGAGAACTCTATAAACAGATAATGTCCAAGCGATGGAACATTTTCAAAGATGAGCCAATTATGAATGCCGCAGAGCTCTGTTATGTTGCGCGACGAGTTATTAACAGTGATCCCAGTCGGGTTGAGGCAATTATTGCTTTACGCAAAATGCATCCTCGTACAATCATTTTCTATAATTATGATTACGAATTGGATATTCTTCGTAGTATCGAATATGGCCGTGATGTTGAAATTGCTGAATGGAATGGGCATAAGCATGAACCAATACCGAGGTCCAAAGCATGGGTTTATTTGGTGCAGTATGCAGCAGGGGCAGAAGGGTGGAACTGCATTGATACCGATACCATCATTTTCTATTCATTGAATTATTCATACAAAATTATGGTTCAGTCTGCGGGGCGTATTGATCGAATGAATACTCCATTTAAAGTATTATACTATTATCGGCTTCGTTCAAGTTGTCCGTTAGATTTAGCCATATCGCGAGCTTTAAAACAAAAGAAAAATTTTAATGAAAGTAAATTTGCTGCATTGTGACCTCGCACGTTTTACATGCCTTATAATAGAGGAGATATGGCAATCTCTTCTAATTTTTTAAGGAGCAGAAATTATGAAAAAAGAGAACCGATTTCAAGGCGAAGTCATCAAGGATTTAAAAAAGATATTTCCTGGATGCATCGTCTTGAAGAATGATCCGAATTACATTCAAGGTTTTCCGGATTTGACGGTCTTCTACAAAGAGCATTGGGCATTGCTGGAATGCAAGCGATCAAAAGATGCTGAGCATCAGCCAAATCAGGATGGATATATTGAGCGAGGGAATGAAATGTCCTTCGCTCGTTTTATTTATCCGGAAAATAAAGCGGAGGTGCTGGATGAACTTCAGAAAGCATTTCGAACTGGAAGGTAAGCACGCTTTCCTTGGTGCATCGAAATGGCATTGGGTCAATTATGATGAGGATAAATTGATATCCTATTATCGAAGTCAATTGGCTGTGCAACGCGGAACTGAATTACATGATTTCGCTAAGCGTTGCATTGAGCTTAATATTAAACTTCCGAAATCCAAGAAAACTTTAAATATGTTCGTGAATGACGCAATCGGATTTCGAATGACGCCAGAGCAGCCTTTATATTATTCAGAGTTCTGCTTTGGTACAACCGATGCTATTTCATTCAAAGATAATTTTCTTAGAATTCATGATCTGAAGACCGGTGCAACCCCGGCGCATATGGAGCAGCTTATTATTTACGCTGCACTTTTTTGTCTTGAGTATTCTATAGATCCCGAAGAAATTGATATTGAATTGAGGATCTATCAATCTGATGAAGTGCTTGTAGAGAATCCCGAAGCAAGCATTATCCGGGATATTATGGACAAAATCATCTTCTTCGATAAAAAGCTTTCTCAAATTCGGGATGAAGGAGCGTAAACATGAGCAAACCATACTATGGATATTTTCCAGATGCTCCATTTGATGCGGAGCATTATGGAACTCCTCGCCACTCGGGTAGATATCCTTGGGGATCTGGAAAGAATCCTCAGAGAAATAAGAATTTTCTGCAACGAGCCAATGACTTAAAAAAGCAAGGTCTTACTGACAAGCAGATTGCGGAAGCTTTCGACATGAGCACCGGTCAGTATAGAGCTATGCACACGATCGCGGTGAATGAGCAAAAGAAAGAGATGATCCGCCGTGTTCAAGTCTTATATGACAAGGGATATTCTAAGAGTGCAATTGGTCGTGAGCTTGGGATTCCTGAATCAACGGTCCGCAACTACTTGAATCCTACTTTTCAAATGCGGCGAGATAAAGCAACAATTCTTGCTGACGAGTTAAAAAAGCAAGTTGAAGAGCGTAAGTATCTGGATGTTGGTGAAGGCGTCGAAACTCAGCTGAATGTTAGCAAAGAGCAGATGAAAGCCGCTATAGAGCTTCTTAAACAGGATGGATATACTTATCATCGTATTTCAGTTCCACAGGCTTCCGATCCTACCCAGAAAACAAATGTTGTTGTTCTGACAAAAGACGATGTTCCATATTCAGAAGTTATGAAGAATCGTGACCAGATCTCTTCACCTGAAGGAATTAAATTTGAAGATTATGGCGAATTTGTTAGAACTTTTCAAAAGCCGCAGAGCATTGATTCCGACCGGATTCAAATAAGATATTCCGAGCAAGGTGGCATTGACAAAGATGGTGTTATTGAGATTCGAGAGGGTGTTCCTGATCTGGATATTGGTGCTAGTCGTTATGCACAGGTGCGTATTGCAGTAGATGGCACTCATTACCTGAAAGGTATGGCGATGTATGCGGATCCAAAGGATATGCCTCCTGGTGTGGATATAGTATTTAATACAAACAAATCCGAAGGAACTCCTAAGATGAAAGTCTTGAAGGAAATGAAGACCACTCCTGATGGTAAAATCGATGCGGAGAATCCTTTTGGGGCTTCTATTAAAGATCAGCGTGGAGCATTGAATATCGTTAATGAAGATGAAGATTGGCAGAAGTGGTCGAAGAATCTTTCATCCCAGTTTCTTTCTAAGCAACCTCCACAGCTTGCAAAAAAGCAGCTGGATATTACATATAAAGAAAAGAAAGATGAGTTTGATGAGATCTGCTCTTTAACAAATCCCACTATTAAACGTAAACTTCTTGAATCTTTCGCCGATGACTGCGATTCCGAAGCCGTTCATTTGAAAGCAGCAGCTTTGCCAAGGCAAGCGGCGCATGTTATTCTTCCAGTTGGTTCATTAAAAGATAATGAGATCTACGCGCCTAATTACCAGAATGGCGAAGAAGTAATTCTGATTCGCTATCCGCATGCTGGATATTTCGAAATTCCCCGTTTGCGAGTTAACAATAATAATGAGGAAGGCCAGAAGCTCCTCGGAAATGCAAAGACCGCAGTTGGAATTAATTCTCATGTAGCTCAGCAATTGTCTGGTGCTGATTTTGATGGTGATACTGTTACTGTTATTCCTACCAAGGGAATTAAGGTACTTGCCGGCGAAAAAGTGAATCCGTCATCGCCTTTGTATGCCCTTCGAACTTTTGATCCTAAAGAAAGATATTCTGCTTATGAAGGTATGCCTAAGACCGGTCCTGAAACTGGTTTCCATAAACAGATGCAAATGGGCAAAGTATCCAACTTGATAACCGATATGACGATTAAGAACGCAAGTGATGAAGAAATTGCTCGAGCTGTTCGTCATTCCATGGTTGTTATTGATGCCGAGAAGCATAATTTGGATTGGCGCCAATCTGAAATTGATAATGGGATCAAGGAATTAAACAAAAAGTATCAAGGAAAATCAAGCGGTGGCTCGTCTACCTTGATATCTAAAGCCAAATCCCCAGAGTATGTGAATGATCGAACCGAAGTCCGCAGTTTAAAGAAAATGACTCCGGAGCAGCAAGCTAGATATTTAGAAGGCGAGAAGATCTATCGGGATACTGGGAAGACTAAGCAGCAAAAAGATGGTTCTTATAAGCTCAAGACTATGAAGAGCGATAAGATGACCGAAACATTTAACAAAGGCGGAAATGCTTATGATCTTTCTTCTGGAACGGTGATCGAAGATATTTACGCCGATCATGCCAACAAGATGAAAGCTCTTGCTAATGCAGCTCGCAAAGAGCAATTGAACACCGGAAAGCTTAAGATGAACTCTTCGGCTCGCGAAGCGTACAAAGAAGAACGGGATTCATTACTTGCAAAGCTTAATGTGGCACGAAAGAATGCACCTTTGGAGCGTCAAGCGCAATTAATTGCGAGTGTTAAGAGCTCGGCTCGAATCCAGGCAAATCCAAATGCCGATAAAGATGATAAGAAAAAGATCCGTTCTCAAGAAATTGACCGAGCACGAAAAGCTGTTGGGACGAAGAGTCGAAATCCTTCCAATCCAAATAATATTTCGATCAAAATCACAGATCGCGAATGGGCTGCTATTCAATCTGGTGCAATCAGTGACGGTATGTTACAGGATATTTTGAGGTATACCAATGCGGATGAATTGAGGCAACGGGCCACACCGAGAGCCACTAAGGGCATGAGCCCAGCCGCTGTAAGCAGAGCCAGAACTTTGCTCGATAAGGGTTATACTCAGGCCGAAGTCGCGGAGAGTCTTGGCGTTTCGGTTTCTACATTGAATCGGGAGCTTGGATGAGCTGGATATTCTCCAATTGCAC